GAAGGAACGATCACCTACCGTGCGCTCGCATGGGTCGGGGATCAATATTCAACCACCCTCTACTCTCAGTGTGAGGGGTTCTGTCAAGAATGGTGTGCTAACGAAGCGTCTGAGAAACTATCGAAGATGATGCGTTGCCAATACCCGAAAGCTGTTTTTAAGACTGAGCTTACCAAGAAGGTCGAGACTAAGTTCTCGTCAATGTTGAAATCAGCGGTATGAAATACGAAAGACAACCTAATAAGCCGGACTGGTATCGTTCCGACGATACCAAACTTTATCACGCCGCAACGTCAGGCTCGTCGCCGTTCAATGAATGGTATGAGTTCGATGACAGGGCGGAAGCCGTCGAGCATTTCGCGGACCAGACCGAGACCGACCAATTTTGTTGGATCGGCGGGGAGATCTTCCACCTCGAAGACCTCGAATACGATGAGGTGATCGAAGGTTTCGTCAGGATTAAAGGTGCGAAACCCGCCGACCTCGCCGACGTAGTTCAATCCGTTAGTAGATTCTAGATATGGACTATTTACAAATTATCGGCCTGATACTAATAGCCCCGCTTACTATGATAGTAGTCGTGATGAACACGGCTAAAACAGAAGCCCGCCGCCTCCGCAAGATGAAGGAGCGGGCGGATAGGAAGAAGGCCCGAAATGTTTAACTACATACTCAGACCTCTCGTTCCTTTCCTTACCTTCATTATTATAATCCTTATCCTCGATCACCTCTTAAACTAAAACTATATGATTAATACGCAAATAACCTCAATCCGCCCATACCGCCTCCACAATCAATGGGTCTTTGACTCAGACAGACACGGCCTCATTGAAGAAGCTTTCGTGTGTGGTATGACTGAAATAATCGATGAAGTCCTACATGATAATGACATCGACCCTGATACCGTAGCTGACAAAGGGTTCCGGCTAACCTTCTCAGCGAAGCCTTGGCCTGAGTCTACGCACTGTCTTAAGTGGGACCGTGAGGAATACGATGGCAATGTCTACTACGCTACTCTGAACGACGGAGAACAAATGCAGGGCTGGTTATGCCCTGCATTGTTCCGCTTCTTTGAAGATGCTCCGAAGGAGATTCACTGTAGCGTGGAAGAGTTCTAATCCACGAGCGACATGTAGCGTGGCTCTTTGTTACGCTCTTCGTAAAGGAGAGCCGCTCTACGTATATGCCCCCGCTCCGTCAAGCCATCAACGAACCTTTTGTTTAAGTCGGGTCTATCCATTATACCGTAAGGGATTAATTTAATCTTATCCTTACCGATCCCGTATTGCTTCATAAGATCATTTTGAGTCGCGATGTTTAGACCTAGACCCTCATACCCTTGAATTACACGATAAAGTTCAGAATTCAAAGCTCTCCTACCGTCCTTCTCCTCTTGATAGACTTCTCTAACGTCGTCATCGTCGATAGATTTATCTCTGTATAGTTTGAACTTAGCGTCAGTGACATCCTTCATACGACTTTGGTGGTCACGTAGGAAACGACGGAACTGCTGCTCTGAATCTACCGAGTGGACTTTCACAGGCCAGACGCCATCCAAAAACTCACCTAAAGGAGAGTCTGTGAATTTATTATAGTCACCACCCATTGCTGCAAAAGTGTCAAATACATCGTTGATGATGCGGGGTTCGTAGGCGTTTTCATATACATAACCCATCATCTTCGTCAAGGTCGCCCCAAAACCGTCAACTTCAGGGATCCAAATAGACCTTCCAGTAGTTGCGTTGCGGTTATCTAATACGTCCGCTATTGATCCGGCTAAGATCTGTTCGTCAAGGTATTGGTCGAAGATTAAACCTTGTAAGAATTCTGAAGCAGCGTCTCCGAATTCGAGATTCACTATCGATCTTAAGGCTCTCAAAGTTGGGTCAGTGAGAAGACTGAATGGGTTTAGATAAGTTAAGTCTAGTGATTTAAGATCTTTACCCTTGCCGAAATACCAGAATGAGTGGCCTCTAAGGAATCTAGGCATCCCTTTTGTAAGGGCTTCGTCCTCTTCTTCTCCGATACCCGCTAGCATTGCTAGCCCTTGAGCAAAGGCCATCGAACCTACACCCAACATTGAAGACATAGCCCAGAATCGTTTCCTGCCCCGCGCTGCGATTATCGGATTCTTGCTGGCACGCTCTTCTTTGGCGAGCGCGTATGTATTAACCACGATCCGAGGAACTTCCGCTTTAAATCGGATGAACGCTGCGAAGAGCATACCGTAACTCGACTTCGATAGCTGGCTAATGATTGGCGGAGCTTGGCTTAAAGATTGGGCCGTCATCTTCACCTTCCGCGCAGCCATTCTTTTTAGGTCATAATCATTCGCGTTGGATAGGTCTGTTAGTGGGACGCCGTTCCGGCCTTCAGCGGCTTGGGCTTCACGAAGCTGGCTTAGTTCATACTCGAAGTATGCAATCTTAAACGAGCCATCGATAGAAGCGGATAGTCCCGCTAGTTTCTCTTCAAGCTTTCTGCTTGCCTTTTTTGCCCCACCTATTACCTTTCTGCTTGCCTTTTTTGCCCCACCTATTACTGGAGTTTTATCGAGCAAGTCATTTAACTTCTCTAGTCTAGACTCTGGTGAGGTTTCCGCATTAAGTAACTCACGAATCATTCCGGCGCGTAATTCATCACCCATCACACCTAAACCGACTAGTTCGGTAAGGTAAGCGTCAATTTTGTTGGGGTCTTTAAACTGTGTTGCGGAGAACAAAAAGGAATCGGATAACACACGTTTTGTATCAACAAACCCTTGTGCTGGGCCAAAGAACAATGCGTTACCTAGTATGTTACGTAAGTAAAACCCAACAGAACCGAGAGTCTTGAACAGCATTGCTTTGCCAGTTAGATTCTGAGCTATTGCACCTACGGCTGAAACTGTCTTGGCAGAAGTACTATTCTCCCCCATAGGAGTTGCAGGAGTAATAGCAGCCCTGATGTCGTCTGCGTTTTCACGCTCTACAAAAAGATTAGCGAGTGGGTCATTACGATTGGCACTAGGCTTGATCGGCACATACTTTTCAGGGTTAGCCTGATACGTGGCTGCATCTACCAAGAAGCCTTGATCAAGACCGACCTCAGCCACGTTTTGCCTCATGACTTGTTCAGCCGTCAAATTAGATACCGTCATGAAAGTCCGCATTAAAAGGTCAGTCCCTACTTCAGAACCATACTCCCCCAACAAGTCCCGAAGAGGTTTCTCTAGATCTCTTCGTTTAGTTAGGTTTTTAAGTGCTTTAGAATACTTCCCACTGACGAACCCATCTCCAGATACTACCCCTTCATAGCGAGAGATAAATGCATTAAGCATTTCAGTAGCATAAGATCCGTTACCCGCTTGAGCGTTGGCATCACGCAATGCTTTATTAGCAATCTGTTGAGCCTCATTGTCTGTTTTGCCTGCGTTTTTAGCTGCTTTAAAAGCGTGGTCCTTGAGGCTCGTATCGAAATAAGCCATTGCCTTTGACCGGACTCCTGAATAATTCTTATCTTCTCTGACCTTCCTTGCAAAAGTAGGGTCGTTAAACATACGATATGCTCGCGTAATGTAGAAGCCGCCTGTCTGGTCGATCCGTGCTTTTAAACCTTTGGATAATCCAGTATCTTTTAACTTCTCTTGGAGTGGCTGGATTAATTGTTTCCGCATGGTGGTAATCAACACGGCCATGTCTGGTGACATCGCTGTCAATTTCTTGATAGCAAGATCCCGCTTAGTCTCAACATCTTTTACTGCGGCATCTTCCGCTCTGCTAATTTCATTATCGCGGACTTGTCGTGAAGCTTTGATATCCGCTTTCTTTTTAGCTTTAGTTAGAGTGTCGTCAGCTTCGATAGCGTTCTTACGTTTCTGGTGGTCTGACTCTATTTTGTCGTAAACGTCACGGTCTACTAAGTCACCGTCGATATATCCTTGAGCTTCTGAGATCGTTTGCCTAACTGCTGGGTTGCTGATGTCAATTTTATCTCTCTTTGCAGCCTCGTTAAACTTATCTTGGAATCCTTTCAAGACAGTTAATGTAGCCTTCTTAAATTCATCACGCTGCTCAACAAGAGTTTTGACTGGCGCACCTACATCCCCAGCAAATATTCTAGACAACCACCCTTTTGGAGCTTTGTAAGCTTGGAATTCCGTCATAGGGATTTCCAACAGTTTAATCACGTTAGAATAATCTAGATTACTCGTGGTTGATATACTTGTGCCACTAGCTGCAAACAGTTTAAAGCTAAGACCCACCTCTTTCTGTGCGCGGTTGTTGTAAACCTCACGGAGGGCTTCGACATCAGCATCCGGTTGGTTTCGTGCTTCTCTGAATTCACTTACGAGATCTTTTAATCCCTCTACCTTTCTCCCACGTAAGATAGGTCTCAGAGTTCTTTTTGCATATGACTGGATATTTTTACTCCCGTCCGACAAATCGAACGTCATGTTTAAAGTAGAGCCTGAGTATTTCCATGCAGTAGCCGCGTTTTTATTCTGCGATGGGTTACCTTCATGTAAAGCTTTGAAAAGATCAACACCACCCTCGGCATTACGTCCTGCTTCACTAACTTCTTCAGCACTTTGGACAATTAAATTGACTCTATTACTTTCAATCTCCGCGAGTTTCTTCAAGATTAATTGCTTAGTCTCGGTGGGGAGTTTATTTAAAGATTCCTCTTGTTTACTCTCGACCTCTCTGCGGAACGCCCCGACTTCTTTTTCCATCAACTCACGATCACGGTAATCAAAAAGAGCTGATTCAACTTTGCTTTCATTGTCAGGACTAAATCCTAGAGACGGCCACGAATAATATCCATCCATACCTCTGGATTGAGGAAGAGTCATTGACCTCAGCACGGCGACATCTTCATCCCCCGCAGTCTCAGTCAATACATTTAAGAATTGATTATACAGGTTGGACATTTGCTTTTTGTGGATATTCCCGTTATCTCCACTAGCCTCGGTCGTAACTTTCTTAGCTCCAATCTGATTACTGTAAGCAATTAATGTTGTAAGGAAGTCAGATGAAAAACTGTTACCAGAATTACCTGACAAGTTAGCCATGTATTCAATAAACACTTCTCCATCAGACCTAAGCTCCGACTGAAGTGTAGCTAACTGATTGCCTTCCTTATCTGTAACCTCAATTTCTAGGTAATGGATACCTGTTTCGTCTTCTTCAAAAATCGAAGGTGTGACATCACGGGTATCGTTGCTCAGGCTCTGAGCTAGCTCTAGAAGTAGGCCGTGATCCATGTTAGTTTGGCTATCAAACTGGCGTCCTTCAGTGTCCACTTCTTCTAACTCGCTTTCGGTATCATCGATCACAAACTCAGACGCATCAGTCATTCTGAGTTTGGCTTTTCTCATAATCCGGTTAGGGAAGTCCGGTGAGATCGAAGAAGCAAAAAGACGAATAGCACTGTCTACCGCTTCTTGCTCAACCTCTGATTCCGCAAGCGGGTCGTCGTTCGAGATACGGGCAAACTCTAAGATTGAAGCAGCGGGGTTATCCGTATCAAACGGAACCGAGCTAGCCATCCGGTTAAACCCAACGTTCAACAGGATAGACTCGTTGTGGACTTTTTGCAAGAGAGCATCTAGCGCACTAGATCCTCCTCGCATATCACGAACCGCTACCATTTTTGAGAAAGCCGCCCGAATATAGCGGGCTAGCATACGGAAGATATTAGGGTTACTGGACCAGAAATCTAAGTCTTCTTCTGTCGTTGTCCCTCTGGTCACCTTCTCAAGGTGCATCCGTAACTTCTCTTCGGTTAATCTCAACTTCTCAGTAGCTATCTCTCTAAGTGTTTCAGGGGCAGTCTCATCGTTTATTTCTGTCTGAAGTAGAGCTACAGAAGCCTCACGATCTGCGTCGTTAAGATAATAGGTGTTCGCGATGGCGACAAATTCAGTTGTATCTAATGAGTCTACGAGTTCATTAATCTCGGCTTCAGTTAAAGCGTTATATGAAGCAACGTGTGCTAGTTCATGGTTAAGAATAGTTTCAAGATATACTCTTGCACCAACTGAATCAAACCCGTCAACTTCCGCCATCAACTGTGGGGCATTCAAGTAAACTACATTACCCTCAACCCATGCAGGTGATCTTCTTTTTTGCGCGTCGTCTTTTTTAGTTGAATCGGGTCTGTATTGTTCAACGGTGAGACCTAACGGTATGCGTGACTTGAGATGGAACATTAAAGTCTCCATTCTCCTCTGATCCTTGTTGGCGATTTTACCAGATTGTTTAACTTCTTCAACGACCTGCTCAATATTTTCGTCGAGCTTCTGCTGGTCAGTATCAGGCTGCTCCTCTAGCTGCTTAACAGTTGGTTTGTCTTGAGGTAATCTCTTTTCCGATTCTAAGTTATCAGTTGTTTCTTTAACGTCATTAGAGGCACTTTCAGCAGCCTCCATTGCTGCTTGAGTTGCAGGCACCGCTGTTGATCTAATTGTCGTTTTACTAAGAGTAACGATATCCGCTAATGCCTCAGTATATTGAGTCTTCTCACGCCCTGTAAGTTTACGGAACATAGACATCAACGAATCAATGATACGGCTAAAGAAACCACGCTGCCCTTCAGGAGCTTTTATACTTTTGATGTGGGCTTGAAGATGGGGTGATAGTAGGAACTTCGCGAGGAACTCATCAAAGTTTTCAAAGGCGTCTTCGAGAACAGGAGAAGTATAACCTGACTTTTGGTATTCTTTCTTAGAAAGCTCATACAACCCTTTGAGTCGCTGACGTGCAGCTTTTTGATTTGGTTTTAAGTCTGCTTCAGGTTTATTAGAAATGTCTGAGAGGAAGGCGTGAACATATTCCTCAAGAAGGACGTTCTCCAGACCAAGACCATTGCCAGTTCTGATGTTAATGTAGACGTTGTGGCTACCATCTTTCAAAAGGTTATACTCACCAGCTACAGGATACACGCTGCTACCCAGTGTGAAATCTACTGACCGTATAAATTCTTTATCTTCTAGCAGTAGTTCAGCAACAAGTTTATGTGACTTGTTATCGCTTGTGCTAGCTATCCTTTCAAGGGCGATAATTACAGACTCAGCGTCCCCGTCTTGGATCCCTAAACGCTCAACATCAGCGATATTAAGGCTTTCTAACACTGCCCTAACGTCTTCACTTACATGTGAGCGGGAGAATCGTCGGCGGACTGCCGTGTCCATTGCCTTGATGAAGTTTGTTGCGTCAGCGCGTGTAACTCGCCGACCAATCGAATCAGTCATCAGTCTTTGAACCTCTTGGATTATCTCAGGATTCTCAACAGGGTTACCCTCATAACGATACGTCAGGAAGTTTAGGTAGAGCGCACTCTTGAGATCAGCACCAGAATCAATTGAAGCTTCCTCCAATTGCTTAACAAATTCCAATACTTCTGGTTTTGAAGTATGGCTTCCTGTTCCAAGATAAGTCCCTAACGTAGCAATCAGATCTTCCGTCTTCATCTTAGAGATGATACTAAGTTGACGTTGGGTTGCTTCAGGATGTAAAGCTCTCGTGTATAAGTCCTCTATAGAAGATCTGAGTTGTGGTGATTCATCAATAGAACTAATGAGATTAACTGTAGCGTCTTTGAGAGTCTTGTAGAAAACCTCGTCGCTTAGGCTCTCCGATGAATCGATAGAACCAATACTCCCATCGAACCCTACACCTTGATCGCCTTCACCATAAACATCATCAAGAGGATTCTCTACTTGGTCAACTCCGAGGTCCGTGTTAGTGACTTCTATATTACGTCTTTGCTGGCTTCCTCGAACTATCTCCATTGAGACATACCTTTTTACCTTCTTTTTGAGGACGGTATCAAGCGTAGGCATCGAACCTGCGCTAAAGCTATCGTTGTTCAGAGCTTCACTCTCGACAAATGAAACTATAGTTTCCGTGTGTGTTTTCTTAGCCCCTTTGACGAACGGTTGAACTGCTTGAGCTACTTCAGCTAGCGAGTCGTTCTGCATACGAGCCATGAGAGCCTTCTTAATAGCATTACGGCTGGCTTTAGTGTTCTTAACGGAAACAACACCTCCGACAACATCTACATGCTTTTTCAACTGCGACATGACCTCACCCCTTAACTCAAACATGTGGAGCAGGTGGCGGTATTCAAGGTGAGTTTCAAGTAAAGCCTTCTCAAAATTCGTAGAGTCGAGTGACTCAAACCCTCTGGTGGTAGTGAGTAATGGCTTTACGATATTAGGGTCATTGTAAGCACCCTTAATAAATGAGTCTAACTGTTGACGGACCTCCCCATACGTAAGTGGGGTATCTGATACGTCTTGAGTAATCCCTATTTCATTGATGGCCCGTGTGCCGTAAGGCATGACCCGCTCATCTTTAGTTCTTTCTTGGAAGGGGATTCGGGATAACTTCTGAATTTGGGTGAAGTCAGTTTCTAAATTCTTGATTGCGGAAACAGGATCGACGGCTGACTCCACCCCCACACCAGTGTCGGACGGTTTTAATACATCTACGACAAAACCACCCTGAACTTTGATCGAGGGGTTAATATCAAAGATGTTTATGTCATCAGAAACAGGAATACGGAGGCCGTGTGCAAGCATCTCCGCCATGACTACGGGATCATTATTGAATACTCCGTTACCATTCTTATCAAGTTGCCCTTTAACTTTCCCCTTTACGGTCTTTCCTGATGCAGGATCGAACCGCGTTACAGCCCTTAAGCTTGTGAACTTATCGGTAGCTTGTTTGGTAGTGATTAGTGGATACTTACTGAAAATAAGTTTTGCAAGAAACTCAGATTTATCCGTTAACTTCTTCGTGTTGAAGGGGACTCCGTAGGTCCGATTTGAATTGAACCGTAACGGAAAGCCTGCTGCGGCAAGATCAAGGACGGCTTGAGCAGCATCATTGTCTTCTGGAGAGAAATCTTTTCCGGTCTTAAAAGTAGCGAGAGTTGGTTCATCCAAGAACACATTCTCTCTCACCTCTTCAGTTTCTATTTCAGTAACTTTAGATGGTTTTTCTGTTTCAAGGTTGATTGGGCCTGTCGCAGTTTTAGCTTGTTTACGAGCTTCTTTCGTCTTCGCATTAGGGAATGCTTCAAGCTTGTCAGGAGAATTCTTGTAGAGAATTGAATTAACCTTCTTTCGCAAAGCTTGTTGTGAAGTAGCCTGAAGGTTGTCATTAATCTCCTTAAGTTCTTCTTGGGTTTCTGCATCTTCAACTTCTTCCTCTTCTTGAACTTCTTCCTCTTCTTGAACTTCCTCCGTTGTATCGTCTTCAACAACCTCTTCAGGTTTAGGAGCTTGCCCCAATTTACTAAGAAGAGAGTTTCTAACATCTAACGCAGCCTTTTGCTCTTCGGTGATTACTCCATCAGAGTCGGTAGCATCAGCGATCTCCGCTAATTTAAATATGTCCTGTAACGATTTCCCTTCAAGAAGCTTCACGTCAACCCCCTTGACTTCGTCTTCAAAAGAAGAAAGGTCAGGGAACCCAGAAAGAAAATCTTGGTCGAGGAGACCTTTCATGAAGTCTGAAGCAGCTTTCTGTTCTTCAGTGAGGACTGAGTTAGGTTCTGCTGTGTCAGCAACTTTTGCTAGCTGCGCTATCTGCTCAATAGTTTTACCCGCTAAAACCCCTTGAGGGGCGTCTTCTTGAGTCGGGGCTTCTTGAGCAGGAGCTTCCTTTCGCACCCTAGCTGCAATAGCATATTGAGCTGCGAATACTTCAGCCGCGATTGGACTACCAGATTCTTCAAGTTTTATTTTAGCGCGTTTTAAAACGTCTGTCTGAATATCTCTCGCCTGTTGCTGTTTTGAAGCTGCGTTTAATCTATAACGTGACCCTACTTTCTGGACAACAGGTGCGCCTGTCCCTAAAATACCTCCGATCATTCCAGCATAAGCTGCCGATGATATACGTTCGAGCAATGGTGTGTCTTTATCCAACGTGATGTCTTCAACAAAACTATTCACGAATTGATCCAACCCCTCTTCCATAAACTCATCAGAGAAGTTTTTTACATGAGAATAAGATCGCGAAAGTTTCCCACCTTTTTTGAACACTTCTTTAACAGCACCTGAAATTACCTGCCCAACAGCTTTGTCTGAATACTCTTTTGCAAAGTCATCAAGAGAACTTAATACTGTCTTGAACTCTTTAAAAGACATCCCTCTCAAAAGGGCGTCATCTATTCCACCTCGCCCTAGTAAACTAAACCCAGTGGTGATGATACCAGTCACCATTCCACTTACTAAACCAGCCCCTAAAGCTTTGTCGTGAATTTCTTCTTTTGATAAATCCGTCTCTGCTCTTAAGTGATTGGTGATAGTTCCATACGTTGACGCACCCGAACGAGTAGCTGCGGGTACGAATATAGCCGACTGCATACCTAGCTTTCGGGCTATTGCACCATTAGATGCTTTGAGTGCTTCAGTAGTTAACTTTCCATCAACTGTTTTTAAGGAAGTTTCAATAACCTCAGCTAATGTTTTTGGTGACCCTCGCCCAATTATTCTTGGAGCCGTTTTAATAGTATTAGCTAGAAGACCTTTTGTTAAAGATTTAACACCGGAGACCGAACCAGCCCTCGCTGCTACGTACAGCGCACCTCCTGCGCCTGCTGCGGGTGTTGTTGCCATTGAAAGAAAGCCTGTAGCAGCTAAATCCGCCATAAGCGGAGCTATAGCTTCCCCAACATCCATCCTCACGCCGTAATCTTGGTTGAACAATTTGGCGACTTCTCTTCTATCAGAGGTTCGTTGTGCTGAGTCCGCTAAATATTCACGAGCTGTGTCACTACCAACTACAGCAGGAACTGCTGCTAGTAATGTCCCCAATCCATCAAGAACAGACCAACCAATCCCTTTAGCTTTCTCTTTGAAAACTCCATAATTGTCTTCATCTATAAGGAAATCATTTAAGATCTCGTGTTTTTTCTTTCCAGCTATAACCCCCTGCGTATTAGCTTCGTTCCACGCATCGCTCACAGCACTTCGGCTAAGAAGTTCAGCATAGTCATCAAAACTTTCAGTGAGAATTCTTGCGCGCTCTGTTTTAACTCTTTCTAAAATCCCTTTAGGGACTTCAGGATTTGCAGCAACCATGTCATTGAAAGCATTTTCGTTTACAATGGCTGCGGGGTGTATAACTGGAACCCCCATTGCGGTCATCCTTAAGTTTTTGCCCGCCTCTTCGCCTTCGTAGAACTCAAACAATCCTTTTTCCTGACCCCGCTCTAAAACGGTTTGATCGTAAGCTGCTTCGACTTCGTCATAAGAATATTCTTCTCCTTCAGGAAGATCACTAAAGTTATTGATCTTGTCCTGCATAGAACGGATCACGGATTCTTTTCGGGTCTTCTGTAATTCCTCTATAGCATCTGCATTCCAACGAGTCTCGTCAGAAAATATACTACTAATAGCCGTTGCCGCGTCATCCATCAACCCTTTCGCGCCGTCCACGAAACCGCCTTCTTCGCTCTTCTCGCGGTTCTTGGCGTGAGCATCCACTTGTAATCCTAAGCGTGACGACTGACTGATTAGTTCTTTAACCATCGACCTAGCTTCGTTATACCGATTAAACTTAAACGTAGGAACGTTGGTCCCCTCTACAGCATCAAGTTGGTCCTTAGCAAGGTATGCGTCTGAAAGAGAAACACCACCCGCTTTAGAAGCTTTCAATGCTTCGCCCAGATTCATCCCTAAAGCAGCATCACCTGCTACAATTATCCGCTGACCCTCTTCGTTTTCGGTCGCAATAAATGGAAGATTCTTTGATCGCAGCATCTTTAGTTTAGCGATCTCATACATACGATCTAACGCTTCCTCAGATCGTTGTTTAATTTGTGTGACTCTTTCGTCGTCTTCTGAATATAAAGATAGTGCTGTTTTATATTCTGTTACAGATTCCCAGTCTGGATTATCGGAACTAACCTGACTCTGAACTAGATCAAGTTTCGTGTTAAAGGATACGTCAGGAGGTTGGATAAGATTTGTGAAACCTTCAGTATCCCCCTGCTCAAGATAACCCCCGTCAACAAGTGATTTGTAAAGACCCTTTTGGACCTCAACTTCACTTTCAGTAGACACATTACCAGCATCAATATCAGTTTGGCGGATATAATTAGCGAACTGTAATCTCTTCTCAACTGGGTCAAGGATATCCTTGCCTTGTGGTCCGGTGGACCATGTAAAAAAATTATCTCGTTTGGGAGGCTGTAAGTCCTCCATTAGTTGTGAAATGGAACGGTCAGACATAGCTGATAGGGTATATGTATACGTATATGTTTAGTTACTGTGGTGGATTAGGACTCCACAATGAAGAAGAAGAAGAAGAAGAAGAAGATGGTTGTGGGGTAAGCTCAAATTCTCGTGCTGCAATTAAAGACTTTGCAAGATTGATAAGTTTAACATCAGATTGTTCACCTATTCTTTTTTCAAGATCATCTTCACTCAGACCAGTTAAAAATTTAAGTGCGCCGATTACTTTAGCTTTACTATCCGGTTGTAAATCAGTCTCTGGAGGTTTTGTTGTCTCATCACCTTCGGTTACAGCGTAAGTTTCTACAAATTCCAAATCACTTAGACCTGTAGTATATTTATCAAGTCTAGAAAGGTAGCCAGCTACGTCTTTCTGTCGAGTTGATGCCCTTGCTCCAGCCTCTCGCCTTTCGGATTCTTGAACTCCACTCATGTAAGATTGTGTTCCTGTAGCTAACGCCAACTCTTCAAATTCTGAAACCCCGTCCTTTCTAGCAGCTATTTCTTGTGCTTTGTCTGTTTGCCCCCGAGCTGCAAACCCTTGAATAAGAGTCAAATCACGTTGGTCTTGACGCTCTTCTTCTTGTTTAGTGCGGAGTGCCTTGGCCTCTTCTTCTTTAACAAAAACATCTTGAGACTTAATGGTGTTACCAGTAGCACTGATCATCTGGCTCAACGGAGATCCTGCGGTAAGGTAAGGCGCAACTGACACTGACAACTTACCCAACTCAGCAAATCGTTCAGCAGGAGTTCCTGTAGCTTCATCTAACAACGAACTTACTTTCTCTTGGATCATCGGGGCCATTTTAAATGCTTCTGATTCAAGCTTTGCTTTTTCTCTAGCCCTCCCTAAATCAAACTGCTGTTTTTCAAAGGCCATTTCCTGCTGCTGCATAGCCAACGCCTGTTGTTGCAATTTCATAGTCTGTTGCCTCATTGGCATAACTACTTCTTGGCGATACTTCATTGCAGCATCGAAACCTCTTTCTCCAGACAGCATCGGAAAATACTGCTGGCGAAGAGGCGCGATGTCTTGATTGTAGTCGATGGCCATTTGAATTAAGATTGTCGATAGTCTCTCAAACGTAATGGCTGTTGTATGCTAGCTCTACGTTCTTCAGCTTCTTTTGCGCGTTTCTCAGTTTCAGTCAATATCTTATCTTGCTTCTGCGTTTCGCGACCAGCTATAATTCTTTGAGTCATTCTCTGGCCACGAGCAGCGGGTGTGTCAATTGAAGNTTCCCCCATCCGAGCNATTTCACCAGCCATCGCCATCTGCTGGGCAGCAGCACCGTAACCCTGACGCCGCAGTCTACGAGAAGCTCTACGGAACCCCCCACTTCTTGGTCCAATTGAACGGGCGGGTTTTAGAAGAGACGACCCACTGCCAACTTCGTAATTAGGGTCTTGCATAGCAGCTAGAGCATCTAGTCCAGACCCAAACTCTTTTTGGTACATAACATTCTGAGCAGCCTCTTCAGGAGACAAAGATTCTTTTATACCTTTATTTTTAACGAAGGCTTCCAACTGCTCGTCAGTTACACCTGCGTCAGCAGCTCGTGTCCTCGCTTCCCCCATTAAGTCAGACGTGAGGCCACCAGATTTAGATAAAGATTGTAAACCAGAAGCTATCCCCTTTCTCTTAGCTAATGTGGCAGCTTCTTTTTCTTTTTCTGCTGCCTGTGTGTCTACTATTTGTTTTTCTGCTGCCTGTGTGTCTGCAATTTGTTTTTGCGTTACCTCAGAAGGCTCTGTAGCACTAGCATTCTGAGCCTCAATATTGGCATCAAAAGCCGCGTTTACTTTTGCGTCTGCTTCTGCTGATATTGCTGCTTGTTTCCTTGCTGCTTCTGCTGCGGCGGCGGCCTCAGCTTTTGCTTTTGCTCTTTTCTCTTTCTCGTTATCAACAGCGTTGTTATTATTTTCAGACATAATTACCAAAGTTTTTTACACGCCCAATAGCGTGCGGTTGTTTTATCTTTTGCAGTTTTGCAGTTGTGCCTAGCGCGGAAATTAGCTCGACGTTTGGGGTTCTTGTGTTTTGTAAAATCGCTATAATCTCGGTGGCCGTAGCCGACTTTCTTGATTTTGTCGCCCTCCTTACCTAAAACGACAAATTTCTTTTTTGATCCTTTTGGCGCACGCTTCGGCTTATTGAAGCCCGCAAAAGTCTCCCCGTGATATTGGATACGACCAGACGGGAGCCTCTTGAAACGCTTATTCGCCACAGGCAGAAGATACAGGTTTTAGGGGAAAGTGTCAATCTTCGGGATTTAGGCAAAAAAACTTTTCTCTCAGGCTCTTAGTCCTTTATTATATATAATAAAGAACTAAAGGTCTAGAAGAAAAGTTTTTTAGCTGAGTAAGCTGGTATCAGGATTGTTGAGTGCGCCACTAAGAGTTTTAATCGTAACCTGTTTCCTGTATCCCGAACCCTTTTCGTCTTTCGGTGGGTCAATAGCCACGAGTCCTAGACGTTGACGAGCGCAATCGAGCGCAAGGAATGCGGCGTCCGCTAAGTCAGGACTACGACCGAACCGAGCCTTGAACTCCGGTTTCGATTCGATTTTCACTCTGAGCGTGCCTGTTCCTTTAGTCATATCGTAGTTTCTGGCGCACATTTCCTTAGCTAAATCAGAACCCACTCCGTAGATCTGTTGTGTCCGAAGCAGTTCTTTGCCGACGAACCAGAGTTCTGACACACGATTTGTGTAAAGTTCTGCTCCGGTAAGTTGGCTATTCATGCTGACTCTCTTGTCGGAAGCTTTTCCGCCAAAGGTAACGCGCATGAACGAACTCTCCCATTCGCCAGCCAGAACGTCGCAGAAGGGCGCACCTGCTCCGGTCGAGTCGAGAGCCACATTGTTAGCAGAGATATCCCTACGTTTGCAGTGATCGATAATTTGGTGGACAATCTGGTAGGTGCGGGGAACCGCCTTGTTTGTGGCGTCGTCATTTAGATGTATAGCTTCTCCTAACTTGCAGACGTATTGGCCATTACGGGCGTAACCGACTTCAGCTGTATACATAATGGTTCTGTCACCGCCGTTAGTGAACGCCGGATCGATTCCGGCAACGACGGTCGGCTTGTCTGCCCAATCGACCTCGCCCATCGCCCCACCTTTGATAAGCTCTGCTTCTGAGTAGATTCCGGTTGTTTCGTCGGAGTCGAAGAATACGGCGCGAACCATTCGCATGTATCCTCTGGATTCCGGCCCCAATAACGCCCTATCCTCTGCCAGCTTCTCGGCTGTCGGCAGCCAAGGAAACTTAACTTCTCCTAGCGTAATATTAGGACTGCGCTCCCCATCGAGTCGGAGGTAGTGACCTTTCCATTTCGTGGTCCACCTGTCAGCGGTCTGCGTGTCTATGGACTCCCAGCCTTTCTTAGGCTCTGACCACACGCCGAAAGCATCGAAGCGGCTGTTTGGGTTAGACATTCCGATCATCTGGAAGAATGGGTTTTTAGATAGGTTAGTCAGGCCAGCCTGCAAGATACTTTCAGAAAGTTCTGAAAGTTCATCACCAATCATAATTACCCGCTTTTGCTTAATCCCGATGAATTTGCCGATTGCCTCTCGTGTCTTCGACTTCTCCGCCGCAATCAGAGATAATCCGGCCCGTTCGATAAGCGTGCCGTTCTCATCTACATAAGCGGCGTTGCCGATTGAATCCCGTATCTTGATTGGCGCACCATCGATCACCGATAACAAAGACATAACTGAACCCCATATCCTTTTTCGTGCTTCCCGTAACGTAGTTGAGGTCATCAGGACCAGTGTATCGCGTGGCTGGCAGAGCCATTGGACGATCCCCCATGCCGCCATCGTGTGTGACTTACCGGATGAAGCAGA